AAGATCAGGAGTGCAGCAAGCAATGAGCAGAACAGTCAAAGCGGACAAACTGGCTGATGCCGTGAACGAGATCCTGAAGGCCTACGGCGACCATGTCACGGCAGGCATGAAGGAAGCGGTGAAGAAGATCGCAAACGAGGCCAAGCGGGAAACCAGGAATGCTTCCCCGAAGCGAACCGGGAAATACCGCAAAGGCTGGGCGGTCAAGGACACATCGACAAGGCTGTCAGCAGAGGCCATAGTGCACAACAGGACCAGCTACCAGCTGACGCATCTGCTCGAAAAAGGCCATGCACTGCGGCGTGGCGGCAGGACCATCGGGCATGTGAAAGCATTCCCGCATATCGGACCGGCAGAGGAAAGAGCAGTCAAGAATTTTGAGAAGGCGGTGGAGAAGCTTGCAGAAGGATGAAATCATCAAGGGAATATGTGAAGAGTTGGTCAAGGATGACCTGATTGTGGGCTTCAGATACGACCATTTTGAGCAGTCTGAAGCAGTCGAGCCGCCTTTTGCTGTGTATCGCCGTGTGGCGCCAGACAACTTCAGCGCAGACGGCATAGTGTATCACCGGGGGGACAACGTGGACTTCGAGATCTACGCATCCGACCCGGATGAAATGATAAATATCATGGCAGCCGCAGAGGAAGCCATGACAGATGCAGGCTTGTATTTTGCTATCGCCGCTGATACCGCCTACATCGAATCAGAGGACTTTTATGAAACCCTCTACGAACTGTAGACCAAGCGGCGAGAAAGGAGCATATCATGGGAAATAAAGTTAAGTACAACCTGAAGAATGTGCACTGGGCACCCGTGTCATTCTCCAGCAACGGCGCTCCCATCTTCGGAGAGCCGAAGGCATGGCCCGGAGCGGTCAGCCTGTCCCTTGATGCCAGCGGTGACGCTACTGTCTTCTATGCAGACGGCATCAAGTACTATGTCCTGAACAACAACAACGGGTATGAGGGCGACTTCGAGAGCGCACTGATCCCTGCAGACTTCAGAAAGCATGCACTCGGAGATATCGAGGACAGCAACGGCGTACTGGTCGAGAATGCTGACGCACAGAGCGGCCGCTTCGCCCTGATGTTCGAGTTTGACGGCGATGTCAAGCAGGTGCGCCATGTTCTGTACAACTGCACCGCAACCCGTCCGCAGATCAGCGGCCAGACGAAGGAAGAGGCTGTCGAGGTACAGACCGAGTCCATCACGATCAATGCTGCCACCGTGTACTTCGCAGGCATCGGCAAGAACGTGGTGAAGTCCAAGACCGACGACAACACCACCGACGCAACCTACAACGCATGGTTCAGTGCTGTGTATGTGCCCGGCACTTCCACCAGCGCTGTGGCCATTGACGGCCCTGACACCGTAGCAGATGGTGAGACGATCACCCTGACGGCTACCACGACACCTGCAGGCGGCACTGTTACCTGGTCTTCGAACGACGAATCAGTGGCGACCGTTGTGAGTGGCGTAGTCACCGGCGTAGATCCTGGCTCTTGTGTCATCATGGCACAGCTGTCCACGGATGCTTCCGTGTTTGCCACCAAGGTAGTCACGGTTACGGCGTAAAACAATTTTATCCGGGGCGGTCAGATGGCCGTCCCGGCTTTTGAACATTATGGAGGAGAAGAGGACATGGAAAGAGAGATCACGATCGGCGAAAAGAAGATCCCGATGCGGGCAACGGCAGCCACTGCATTGAGATATCGGGAAGTATTCAAGGAAGACCTGCTGGCGCGGCTTGATATCGCCCGTAAGGATATGCACAGCTACGGAAACATTGAACTGTATGAGCGCCTGGCCTACATCATGGCAGCATCGGCAGAGAAGAAGGACATGAGCAAGCTGTCTTCTGCCGACTTTGATGAATGGCTGGACGGCTTTGAGTTTGTAGATATGATCGAAGCCGGCATAGATATCATGAATCTATACTACGGCAACAAAGAAACCACCGCAAACGCAAAAAAAAAGGCAGACGGACAGAGCGGGAAATAACGACCGCCCTGTTTGTCCTTCGTGCGCTCCAGGCGGGGCTGACCATCGCGGATCTGGACAACCTGGATGAAGGCATGGTCATGGATATCATCACGGAAGCAGGAAATGACCGCTGTGAGTATCGGGAACTGGCGGCACAAGGAGATTTTGACAGGTTTTAAGCTATGGCAGACAGAATTAAGGGAATTACTATTGACATAAATGGTAATACAACAAAACTTCAGGAGTCCCTGAAGAATGTCAACAATACGCTCAAAACAACTACGAGCGACCTGAAAGACATTAATAAGCTTCTGAAACTCGACCCCACGAACACGGAACTGCTGAAGCAGAAGCAGCAGGCGCTTGCAGCTGCCATCAAGGCGACCGAGGAAAAGATCCTTCAAGAGAAGCGTGCGCTGGAACTGATGAAAGAATCCAACGCTACCGGCAAGGTGACGGAAGAGCAGAAAGCCCTTGAGCGCGAGATCATTGATAACCAGCAGAGCCTGAAAAAGCTTGAAGATGAGTTTTATGACTTCGGAAACATCGGCACCAAGAGTGCGAAGAGCATCAAGGAGCAGATGTCCGAAGTCAGCAACAAAATGAAAGAAGTCGGTGACAAGATCACGGCGGTCGGGAAGACCTTGTCTACCACCGTGACCCTGCCCATCGTGGCAGCAGGCACCATGGCTGTGAAGAGCTTCGCAGAGGTCGATAAGACCATGCAGCTGACCAACAAGACCATGGGCAACACAGCCGAACAGGCTGAACTGCTGAACGATGCCATGAAGGATGCCGCCAGCAACTCGGTCTTCGGAATGTCCGAAGCGGCACAGGCCACGCTGAACTTTGCACGGGCAGGCTTGAGCGCTGAAGAAGCCGCTGCAGCACTGGCTCCGGCAATGAATCTGGCAGCAGGTGAAGGCGGGGAGCTTGCAACTGTATCGGCAGGCCTTGTGGCCACTATCAATGGCTTCGGCGATGCCTTCGAGAACACCGAGCAGTATGCGGATATATTCGCGGCTGCTTGTAATAATAGCGCCCTTGAGATCAATGCTCTTGTCAGCTCCATGAGCATCGCGGCGCCGGTATTCAAGGCAGCAGGCTACGATGTCAAGGATGCGTCCCTCTATATGGGCGTGATGGCGAATGCCGGCATAGATGCCAACACGGCAGCCACGGCTCTGAAGACAGGCCTGGCACGCTTGGCGAAGCCCAGCAAGGAAGCGGCAGTTTCCATGAAGGAACTGGGCATCAATATCTTTGACGCAGACGGCAACATGAAGGACAGCATCACCGTCCAGCGTGAGCTTCACAATGCCTTTGCACAGCTATCCGCACAGGAACAGCTGGCGGCGGCTTCTGCTATCTTCGGCAAGAACCAGATGAGCAACTGGCTGGCACTGATCAGCACGGCCCCGGAAGAGGTCATGACGCTGTCTGCAGCGTTGAATGACTGCGCCGGCACCACCGATGAGATGGCAGAGGCCATGATGAGCGGCGTGGGCGGTTCCCTGGAGAAGCTGAAGAGCAGCCTGGATGTGTTGAGCACTTCCTTCGGTGAGCTGATCGGCACGGCTCTGCTGCCGGTAATCGAAAAAATACAAGAGTTTATTGACTGGTTGAACAGTCTCGATGAGGAAACCAAGACCACCATCGTGCAGGTGGCTGCCATCGTCGCAGCTGTCGGTCCTCTTTTGATCATCATCGGGCAGATCGCCACCGGCGTGGGTGCCCTGATCAATGTCATCAGTAAGGTCAGCACGGCCATCGCTACCATGCCGCCACAGGTCATGGCAGTGGTCGCTGTGATCGCGGTCCTCACGGCTGCTTATGTCGGCCTTGAGAGTGCCATGAACAAGATGGACGAAGAGAACAAGCGTCTGTCTGACAGCACCAACAGGCTGAACGCAGAGCAGAAGGCACTGGTGGACAGCGCCAACGCTGTCATCGACACCAGCCGGAAGAGCGCAGAAGCCCGCAACGCTGACCGCACGGCAATGGCTGGACAGCAGGCACTTGTGGGCAAGCTGACCAACGAGCTGCGCGGCTATGTGGATGCGAACGGCAACGTGGTGACAGAATCCGGGCGTGTGCGTGATATCGTCAACGAGCTGAACACGATCATGCCGGAGCTGAATCTGGCCTATGACGAACAGACCAACGCGATCAGCATGACAGCGGATGAGGTCGAGCGCTACACAGAAGCCCTGCTCCGGCAGGCAGAAGCGGCGGCCATCCAGGAACAGCTGACCGAGATCATGAAGGAGCGCATCGAGATCGAGCAGCAGATGGCCACCATGGAAGATGAGGTGGCTGCTGCCGAACAGCGTGCCACGGATGCCGCCCTGGCATACCACGAAGCAGAGGCGAACCTGAAGGACATCTCCGAGCTGACCAACCAGGAATACCAGGCACAGCAGGAGAACCTGGAAGCCCTGCGACAGGCACAGATGGATGCGGCTGTGGAATGCTCTGCGGCCACAAGTCCTTATTATGAGATGCAGACCCGTCTGCAGGAACTGGGCAACGAGCAGGACTACCTGACCGAGAAGATCGGGACCAGCTCCGCAGCTATGGGACAGGGTGCGAATGCGGCCCTTGAGGCGGCTGCAGGCTATGACGAGGCGGCAGATGCCATCTCTGAAAGCTGGGCATCCATGATCGAGTCCACAACGAAGAGCATCACCGGGCAGATCAAGATTTTTGACGAATACACGGCACAGACTTCCAAGAGTAAAGAAGAGATCCTGAAGAACATGCAGGAACAGGTGGCAGGGCTGCAGAACTGGTCGCAGAATCTGCAGGATCTGTCCCGGAAGGGCGTGTCGGAAGGTATGCTGCAGGAACTGGCCAAGATGGGGCCGGATGGCGCAGCGTATGTGCAGGCCTTCAACCAGATGAGCGCTGCAGAGCTTGCCAACGCTTCCAAGATGTTCGAGGAAGCCCTGGCGATCCCCGGCGAGACGCTTGTCATGGTCGAGGAGAACTACCGGCAGTTAGGTGAGAAGGAATACGAAGCTTACAACAGCGCACTGGAAAACGGCGTCACGGTCCAGCACCAGAAGACCATGGACAGCTGGAAGAAGGTCGGCGAAGGCGTACCGAGCGGAGTGGTCAAGGCCATTGAGGATCACGAGAAAGATGTGACCGATGCCGTGCAGACCATGTCCGAGGACATGCAGGAAGAGTTTCAGACGGACAACCAGATGCACAGCCCGTCGAAAGTGTACGAAGACTTCGGCATCAACATCATCGAAGGCCTTGTGCAGGGCATTGACAACAATATCAGGCAGGCCGAGTCGATTATTGCAGAGCTTGGCAGGACTATGCAGGAAACTGCAGCACTGACTATGGACCGTGATGTCTGGTATGAATACGGCATCGGCATCGGTGAGGCCCTTGTGGACGGTCTGAATGCAATGCTTCCGGCTGTGCAGGCAGCGGCTGCATCACTGGCAGCGGCGGCAAACAGTGCGGCGGGAGCGGCAGGCAGTGTCGGCGCCGGTGGTGGTGGCAGATCGGCAGCAGGCGGCGGCAATTCCCTGCAGTCTATCGGCCCCGAGATCCCTGACCTGGGCAATTATAACGGCCTGCAGAATAACACCTTCAACAACGGCGCAACAACGCAGAGCGCCGGCAACAACGTGACAAACAACACACCCATCAACATCGAGGTGTATGCGACAGACGCACAGAACCCTGCAGAGATCGCGCAGGCAGTGGCTGACAGCGTCAGCAACGAGGTCGGGAGGTTGAGATCGGCATGGTATTAGGCAGACAGCACATCATCATAGCGGGGCGTGACCTGGCTGATTTTGGTGTATATATCAGCGGAAATGGCACCTACAATGCCCCGGCGCGGGATGTCAAGAGCGTGGCCATCCCCGGAAGGAACGGGGATCTGACACTGGACAACGGGCGCTTCAAAAATGTCACGGTGAAATATCCCGCCTTTATCGTGGAAGACTTCGGGCGCAATATTGACGCCCTGCGGGACTTCCTGGGCACCCTTCGGGGGTATTCCAGACTGGAGGACACCTATCACCCGGACGAGTACCGCATGGCAAGGGTGAACGGAGCCTTCACAGCCAAGCCGGTGGACAAGCTGGTGGCTGGAAAGTTTGACCTGTCCTTCGACTGCATGCCACAGAGGTGGCTGAAGAGCGGCGAAGCGATCATTGACGGCGCCGGCTCTTTTGGTATGGCTACTTCCTTTAGCGTGCTGAACCCTACCGAGCAGGACGCCCTGCCGACCATCAAGCTGACGATGGACTCGAACTGCACCAAGGTGGTCTTTAACATCAACGATGTGCAGTTTACAATCAATGCCCCGAGCGTGCTGCAGCCCATCCTGATCGACTGTGAGATGCAGAACGTGTACGGAGAGACAGATCAGGCGAACCTGAACAGCTACCTGGTGTTGGATGATGGCGTCTTCCCGGTGCTGAAGCCCGGGGTGAACACGATCAGCTTCACGCCATACCCGCAGGCTGGGTACTGGATCGGTGGCTGTATGGTTGATATTTATCCGAGGTGGTGGTGTTTATGATCCCTACATTATATGCTGCAGATGAATCATATTTTACCAGTAACGGCCTGGGCAAGCTGACCGATGCCATCTCGTGCATCGTCACGGAAGAGCGGAACGGCCCCTATGAGCTTGAGATGACTTACCCGGAGACGGGCATCCATGCTTCCGAGATCGACATGAACATGTTTATCTATGCGAAGCCTGCCGTGTTCGGGACAGAACAGATATTCAGGATCTACAAGATCACCAAGCCGCTGAACAAGCAATTCAAAGTCTATGCCCAGCACATCAGCTATGATCTGGCCTATGCGACCGTGCTGCCGTGCTCCGGCGTGTCTGCCAGTGATGCACTGTCATCCATGGCCACCCATGCCACGAACATCGGGGACTTCACGACCTGGTCAGATGTGTCCACATCGTCCCTGTTCACAGTAGATGAGCCGGCATCCTTCCGCAACTGGATCGGGGGCAGGCAGAACAGCATCCTTGATGTCTATGGCGGTGAGCTGGAATGGGATAACTTCACCGTGAAGCTGTGGGCGCATCGCGGCACAGATCGCGGCCTGCGTCTGCTCTATGGCAAGAACATCCAGGACATCACCCAGGAGCAGGACAACGACTACACCATCACCGGCGTGACACCGTACCTGATCGACGCAGAGGAGAAGTGCCTGACACTGCCGGAAGTGACGATCTGGGCACAGCGTGGGCATGTTGACGGGACATACAGAGACAAAGCGCTCGACGTGTCCAGCATGGTCGATGAGGGTGCCATCCGGGATGCGAACCCGAGCGACACCGAAGCACAGATCGAGACGAAACTGATCAATGCGATGCGGACAGCTGCCACGGCCTATGTCACGGCGAACCTTGAGAGCGTGCCGGATGCCGCCATTGAGGTCAGCTTCATTGACCTGGGGAGCACGGAAGAATACAAGGACTGGAAGGCACTGTTTGAACAGGCCGCCATCTGTGACACCGTCACCATCTTCTTTGAGCGCTTCGGGATCGCCACGCAGGCCAAGATCATCAAGACGGAATACAATGTGCTGTTGGATCGCTTCGAGAAGCTGACCATCGGCAAGGCCCGCACCAACCTGGCACAGAACATCGTGGACATCCAGCGGAACAACCAGGACGCACAGGAAGCCACGAAGCGGCAGACATCGGCCATTATCAACAATATCGACATCAAGCTGGAAGATCTGGGCGATGAGATCGAGCAGACAGCACAGAACCTTCAGCAGGCAATTGATGATGCCTCTGACCTGATCACGGGGCAGGAAGGCGGCTATGTGGTCATCGACAGAGACGCGAATGGCAAGCCGTATCAGATCCTGATCATGAATACCGCAAGTAAACAAACAGCCACGAAGGTGTGGCGGTGGAATCAGGCGGGGCTTGGATATTCCAGCAACGGTTACAACGGGACATACTCTACGGCCATCACTGCCAACGGTGCCATCGTGGCTGACTTCATCACCACGGGCAACTTGTCGGCATCCCTGATCACGGCCGGCATCCTGAATGCGTCGCTGATCACAGCGGGCATCTTGTCTGACGATGCCGGGAAGAACTGGTGGAACATGTCGAGCGGCGCCTTCTCGTTTTGTAATGGGAATATGTTCTACACGCTGGCAGATGGGGACTTCATTCAGCTGAATAATAACTTGAGCCTGCGGCTGAATGGCATCCCGCTGGCAGGAATAAATTATACATCATTCAGCGTGCAGACGGGCGTCACAGGAGTAGCGGTGGGCGCGGATGTGCTGCGAATGCCGTATCTGACTTTTGCTCATGTCAGAATATCCATAGATGCTAATAAGTCGCTGCCTGATGAGACGGTTGTTATTTGGGATCTTCCGCCTATAGATACTACTTTTGAATCATATAGGTGGATCGTATTCCAGCGAGTCTATCCTGATGCAGGAGCGGCTGCGGAGATGCAGTTATTGAACTATGGATACTACCACACGACCATCCTGAACAACGGCGGCGCTATTAGTGGAGGCAGCGGAAGCAATGGCAGACAGTATAACATTGATCTGCTCTATAAATCATTACCCACATAAAGGAGGATAACAATGATCACACAGAGTATCAACTTAAATCTCATCCCCGGCGCAGTACCGCCCCGGATCAAGGTCAGCCAGTACGACTTCGGCAGCAGGACGCTGCAGTTTACGCTGTTTAACGGCACCAGCCCCTTCACGACTGCCAGCTTGACAGCGCGGATCCAGGGCACCAAGCCTGACAACAAGGGCTTCAGCTATGACGCCACCTACAATGCCGGCGTGGTGACGGCAGATGTGACCCGTCAGATGACCGCCTGTGCAGGTGCTGTGATCTGTGAGCTGGTCATTGTGGACGGCAGCAACAACGAGCTGGGCACCGGGAACTTCATCCTGGATGTGGAAGCAGCGGCACTGTCAGAAGACACCGACATCAGTGAAACCGAGATCCCTGCCATCATCGACGCTGCAGAGGCTAACGCAGAAAGAGCAGAAGCGGCAGCAGAATTGGCTGAAGCAGCCAGCGCACATGCTCCGTATATCGGGGATAATGAACACTGGTATGTGTGGGACAGCGATGACGAGCAGTATGTAGACAGTGGTGTTGATGCAAAGGGTGATGATGGTGCCACGATCGTAAGTGTGGAGAAGACCAGCACATCGGGATATATTGATACGTACACCATCACCATGAGCGATGGAACCACCAGCACGTTCACAGTGACGAACGGAACCAGCACCCTGCCGGGTGGCGGGACAAAAGGTCAAGTGCTGACGAAGAAGTCAGGCACGACGGGAGATGCTGACTGGAGCAGCGACCTTGAAGAAGGAATGGAATCCCTCATTGATTCCACCGTGGGCTGGACGGGGAAGAATCTGCTTGAGAATAATGCAACTACAACTACCACAAATGGCATTACATTTACCGTGAATTCTGATGGATCTGTGACCGTCAGCACGGGAGCGGGTGGCGCTACTGCTGATACATTTTTAACGATGCATTTAATATCAACAGGGACAACACTTGTGGATGGAACGCTTGATGGGAAGAATGTCGTTTTGTCTGGCTGTCCTAGTGGTGGCAGTACTTCTACATATTGGTTACAGTTTTATAACTATGGCGGAGTAAATACCGCAAGAGATTTTGGCGAGGGGTCGGGTGCCTTTACCGTTGATTTAGACCCTGTTCCAAATAATAGCAATATCGCAATAATTATCAAGTCTGGACAGATATTAACTACTCCAATTACTTTCTATCCCATGATTCGCCTTGCCACGGTCACCGATTCCACCTACGAACCCTACCACAAGAGCGTGGAGGAGTGCCTTGAGGAAAAGATCGGATGGGGTGATGTCAGCGGCGATGTGCAGAAAAATATGTTGCCATTCCGTATGACAGACAAGGAAGACAGCGGAATCACTTTTCGGCAGATGTCTGACGGAACCGTGAAAGTATGGGGAACAGCAACTGCAAATACAGGCTGTGTTATTTGCCAGTTTTATGATTGGAATAATAAAAAACTGATAGATGATCCCGCTGTTGGAAAATCCGTTGTGTTATCCGGGGCACCAGCAAATGCTTCAGCAAGCACGTTTTATTTGAACTATTATCATTATAATGGAACAAACAATATAAGCGATTACGGAAATGGAACAATTCCTTTTACGCCATCCGACAATATCGCATCTGGTCCAAAGCATGTACAGATAAGCGTAATAAATGGAGCTAACCTTGGCACAGAGCAGAATCCGACCATATTCAAGCCCATGATCCGCTTGGCAAGCGTCGAAGATCCTACCTATGCGCCGTATGTGCCGAGCAACAGCGAATTATACAATAAAAGAATAAAAACGGGCACAGTAACGGGAACAACTGGCGCAGGAGCGGGAGCATTAAGGCTTGGAAATCTTGATGACTCAAGCACAATTATACTGGAAGCACATACTAAATCATTAAAAAATAGCAATCCCTTAATGTGTGTCCCGTACACTAATGAGTATGGGCACTGGTATGTTAAGGTTTGCACAAATGATTTTTCTGCGGCGTTATCAACCGATGTAACTGTAATTTATTCATACATAGAAAAATAACACAATCCCCCACGGGGGAGGGAGTATGGAAAAAGTAATCATCCCACTCCCGTGGCGCGGGGGCTTGCGGCAGGACGAGGAGGATAAAACAAAATGGAAAATGTCATTGTTGCACTGATCACTGGCGGCTTATCACTGTTTGGCGTGGTGTTCTCGAATGTAATGAGCGGCCGCAAAATCGAGCAGAAGCTGACCACTGATCAGGCCGTGACCAAGACGAACATCGAGAATATCAACGCAAAGATCAGCGACCTGACGGAAGAGGTGCGCAAACATAATTCCTTCGCGGATCGGATCACCCGCCTTGAGGTCGAAGTGGAGGCCCTGCGGAATGCAAAAAAAGGCGCTTGAATTTTCAAAAATCATCCTGGTGGTGGTGGCTTTGGCCACCATTGCCATCGTGGTGGCATCCTTCGTGCTGATGTGGCGCACGATGGACTTGTCCCCGCTGTCTTACATCATCACGGGCATCTTTGCAGAGCTGGCCAGTGCGACCGGCTTCTACTACTGGAAGGCCCGCGCCGAAAACATCATCAAGCTGCGGGCCGCCTTCGGTGAGCAGCTGACGATCAGCGAGGACTTCACGGAGATCCCCGAAGGAAAGAAGGAAGGAGGTGCGATGGGATGAGCACATACTCAAAGCTGTGCACGGACATAGTTGACTTCGGCACCAAGAACAGCAACACACGGACGGAGCTGATCACGAAGATCACCATCCACCACATGGCAGGCGTGTCCACTGGCAAGAATTGTGCTACTGCCCACAAGAACGGGAACGTGGCATCGGCCAACTATTACGTGGGCAACGGTGGCGATATATGCGGCGGCGTGTCAGAAGATAGGCGTGCGTGGACATCGTCAAGCCCCTGGAATGACCAGCGTGCCATCACAATCGAGTGCTCCAACAGCTTTGTGGGGGATCCGTGGCCGGTATCGGATGCGGCGTACAACTCCACCATCAAGCTCTGTGCGGATATCTGCACACGGTATGGCATCACGCCGCGATACACAGGCAACAAGGATGGAAGCTTGACCCTGCACTGCTTTTATGCGGCTACCGCATGCGTGCCGGAATACACAGAAGTGCTAACACGATGTGGTTGGGTGCCGATGTCAGACATCAGGATCGGCGACAAGATCGCATGTGCCGACCTCGACAACATGAGGATCACTTTTGAGGGCGTATACGATAAAGTGGAACCTCGTGAGCAGGATGTATACGAGAACCACGGACTGATCGCAACAAAAGATCACAGGCTGGTCTATCGTGGGCAGTATTCATCTAACTGGAGAATTGAAACCTTCGGGAACCTGCTGCAGAAAAAGCACGGTGTTTTTATTCCTGTTGCCGGTCAAGCAGACATGCCGGGGCTGGATCTGTCCGACGATATGATCCGATTTTATGTAGCAACACAGGCTGATGGGCACTATATGTATGAGAAGCGGCAGGACGGAAGCCTTGCATATTATGGGCTGGAATATCATCTGAAGAAAGAGCGGAAAATTGAACGCATCAAAGAGATCCTGACAAAGATCGGGATGCAGTGGAAAGAAAACATCAAATCAAACGGCAGCGTCAGCATCCGCATCTATAACGACGGTAAGAACATCGTGGATGATATCTGCGAAAAATATCTGAATGAAAAGCGGTTCACCTGGGAATGGCTGAACATGAACAAGCAACAGGCCGCGCTTTTCCTTGATGAGCTTCTTCTGTGGGATGGGTGCATCGCCGGCAAAAAGTATTCATCGAACGAGCCAGAGAACCTGGACATTGTGAGCGCCATCGCTGCCCTGAATAATGTCGGGTGCCGCGTAAAGGAAAAGGATGTTGCCTTCCGTGATGATCCGTACATCACACTGGGCGAAGAAACCAGGCGCCTTGCAAAGATATGCAAGAAGCCCGAAAACCGTGTCACCTGCGTGTCGGTCAACACCGGGATTATACTTGTGAGGCAGAATGGGCGCATCATGATCATCGGTAACTGTCCCGGCCCTACGTGGAAGGACTACCACACGAGCGGAAAGGTGGAGCGTGACATCATCGCAGCGATGAATAAGCGGCCCACGCCGTCACCCGAGCCGCAAAACGATGAGGAACGCATCTGGGACTTCCTGCTGGCGAAGATCGGCAACGAGTACGGCGTGGCAGGCATGATGGGCAATCTGCAGGCAGAGAGCGGCTTGCGACCGAACAATCTGCAGAACACCTTTGAGAAGTCACTGGGCATGACAGACGAGCAGTACACGGCAGCAGTGGACATCGGGGCGTATACCAACTTTGCAGCCGACCGTGCCGGATATGGGCTGGCGCAGTGGACGTCCGAAGGTAGGAAGAATGGCCTGCTGAACATGAAGAAGAACAAGGGCTGCTCTATTGGCGACCTTCAGCTGCAGCTGGACTGGCTGTGGCAGGAATTGAGCACAAGCTACAAGACTACCTTGCAGGGCTTACGGACAGCCACCACTGTCTATGATGCCAGCACCATCGTGCTCACGCAGTTTGAGCGGCCCAAAGATCAGAGCGAAGCCGTAAAGCAGAAGAGGGCAAGCTATGGGCAGTACTTCTACGACAAGTATGCTACCGGCGTGCAGCCGACCCCGTCCCCGTCTGTGCCGTACATCGTGCGGATCACTGCCGATGAGCTGAACGTCAGGGAAGGCCCCGGCACGAATTACCCCATAGTTATGACTGTGCATCGTGGTGAAGCCTTCACCATCGTCCAGCAGCAAGACAACTGGGGCTTTTTGAAGTCAGGCGTGGGCTGGATCTGCCTTGACTATACAGAAAGAGTATAAGGAGGGACAAAATATGGATAGCAATGTTTTAATGATCGGACTGGTGGCTGTGGCCATCTTCACAAGCTTGACGACCGAGGCGGTCAAAAAGATCCTGGATGAACTCAAGATCAAGTACAGTGCCAACATTCTGGCAGCAGTCGTGGCCGTGATCCTGACGGCAGGGGCAAGCGTTGGATATATCATCTATGCGAGCATCGAGGTCACACCGCAGGTGATCGTCAGCATCGTGGCGCTGGTCTTCCTGGCATTCCTGTGTGCCACGGTCGGCTATGACAAAGTGATCCAGGCCATCGAGCAGCTGAAGAAGCTGGCGAAGATAGAGCCATGACAGCGCTGCTTGAAAAGCTGTTTTTGATGCTCGTGGGTGTGGGCCTGTTGGCCTTCGTGTACTACCTGGACGCCCACGACGACCGAGACTGACAGCATCATCCGTGCCATCGTGTTCTCCATATTGCGGGAGGCCTTCGGAGAGATCCGGGGGCCTTCTGCATTCATGGGGGATGCGTGCCCCCTTCCATTTTTGGTGGGACAACGTGGGGCAGATTTGGGGCAGATTTTTTGAAAAATGACCTTTTTTCACGAAAAAACAGCTTTCATTTTGTGACGCGGGGAAAAAGAAAAACCCTTGAAATCAAGGGCTTTTCAGCGGTACTTCGGGATTGTTTGGGAAGTGCAGGAAGGGGGACTTGAACCCCATGAGAAAACGCGCAAAAACCGCATAAACATTGATATGTTTTTCGCTTTTGGGGCTGTGGTGGGGCAGACTATGAAAAAAGCCCTGAAATCTGCCCTGCCATGGCTGTTTTCGCGGCATCCATCTCCATGGCATGCTGGTAAACCGTCTTCATGATGTTGTCTGTACGCCAGCCGCCAGCCTCTTGGATCTGCTTGTCCGTGAAGCCCTTCATGTGCATGTACGATGCGAAGAAGTGCCGGAGCTTGTGGATGGAGAAGCGGGGGATCCCCAGACGGTCCTGCAGGATGTAGAGGTGCTTCGTCAGGCTCTGCGGCTTGCCTTTGTAGATGAAGCCCTGCTGCCGGATCAGATCGGCCAGCTCCTGGGGGATCAAGACATCCCTGGTGCTGTCTGTGGTCTTCGGTGCCTTCAGGACATACTCATCACCCTCACCCAACACGATGGCCTTGGTGATGTGCAGGGTGCAGCCGTCCAGATCGGACACGGTCAGGGCGCACAGCTCTGACAGACGCAGACCGAGCGATGCCAGGGCATAGGGTACCTCATAAGCTGTGCCCTTTACGGCGGCGAAGATGGCCTTCACATCGTCCTCTGTGGGGATGTATGGCAGCTTCTTTTCCTTCTGGGGAAGTCGTGGCTGCCGGATGTCCAGATCTGCAGACTTCAGCACTGCCATCACGAAGGAAGACCAGTTTTTCACCGTCTTCGGCGTTTTCTGTCCGCTGATGTCATTGACCACCTTCTGCACCTGGATGGCCGTGATCCCTGGCAGACGGGTTGCCTTGAAGTCTTCCGGCAGGCCCTTCAGTATGATGTGATACCCGCGAATCGTGGCCGGTGACAGCACGTTATTCTTGGCATTGATATAAGCTTCTGCAGCATCCTGGAATGTCTGGTTAGGACATGACGAAGCAGGGCGTGTGTACTGTCTCGTGATCAGCACCTGCGCCTCTGCCTGTGTCGGCTTCTCATCGACCGTGACCGTGTAGCGGTGGCCGTCTACGGTCTGCCGGATGCGCCACTTGTTGCCATGTTTTTCAATTGTCATGATTGAACCACCTCCACAAGCTGCTGAAACACTTCACCACAGGCCATAGCATCAGCAAGAGCACGGTGTGATCCTGCCTGCTGGATGCGGAAATAATCACACAGATCTGACAGGGTGTGCCCGTCAATGTCGCTCTTTTTAATCTTTTTTCGTGACTGCTCAAGCGTGTCAATGTATTTGTGCTTCTGCTCAAGGATCCTGCAGCCGGAATAGTAGATAAATTTTAAGTCAAATTCAAGGTTGTGTGCCGTAATGATGGGGCAATCCAGGAAGGCCTCAAAGGATGGCAGCACCTGGCTGATCGTGGGGGCATCCTTGACCATATCATCTGTGATGTGGTGGATCGCCACAGCTTCGGCAGGGATCGGCTTGCCCGGATTGATCAGAGTGCTGAATGTCTCAATGGCGTGCCCTTCCTGGAACTTTACGGCAGACAGCTCCACAATGCGATCCTGGCTGGGGGTCAGGCCTGTTGTCTCCACATCTATGGCAATATAACTGCGGTAGTCACCCTTCGGCGTGATGTTGGATAATGTCGGCAGCTCAAAGCCGCTCTGCCTGCTGCGCTTTTCATCAGAGAGCGTGATGGGGAAGGCTGTGATCCTGTTGAGGGCTGCTGCCTTTTCATCTTCACGGCGGCGCTCTTCGGCTTCACGCTGTCGGTTACGTTCGGCAGCTTCTGCCATACTGGCGGCACACTTCGAGCAGTAATTGCTGCTGTCAAAATCCTCAAAAACAAGAACTTTACCACACAATCTGCACTTGCCTATAAGTTTACGGGCCATAACAATCACCTCCTTCTCTGTGGGCTTCAACTTCGATCAGCTGAACATTGTCCTTTTCAAAATCCTCGTTCAAAATGTGATACATGGCGTGTTTGTACGCCTTCATGCTCTCTTCATAAGTCAATTTGCTGTCAATGTAGACAGTAAAGCCGCCCAGGCAAGGCGTAACGGCTTCATGAATACCTTCGGGCAGCTCTGTCATATAAACATATACTTCCATCGTCAACACCTCCCTTTTAGTGATAGGGGAAGCATAAATCTTTTACTGTCCCATAAAACGGGTCAACATAACATCACCCGTCAGGATTGGTCTGCTTGAGCCTGTTCAGCAGGTCTGCTGCCATCTGCAGGTCTTCGGGCTTGCAATCCTTTGCAGCATCGAACAGGAGCCGCATGTCCTTATCCTCGAAAAGCTTCTGTGCCATCTCTGCAGCGCTGTCCTTTTGGTAGTATCCCATTGACGGATCATCTGTCCAGCCCATGAGATAAGCAGGAGTGGTCTGCAGAACAGGGGCAAGCTTGTCAATGATCGTAGTGGGCACTTTCTCAATCTCTGCTGATTCGTAGCGATAGACAGTGGCGCGGGATACTCCAAGAGCATCAGCCACATCGTTCACGGAGATCCCCAGCTGCTCCCGCCTGTTTTTGATTCGTTCATAGATCGTTTTTTCGTCCATAACCACACCTCCCATTAGCCTATATTATATATCATTTACGAAACAAAACAACCCCCATTACAAAAAATATTTCGCAAAAATGCAAAAAAATGATTGACATGTTTTGTCAACCTGTGGTATCGTGAAGATGTCGCAGAAATGCGAAAACAAAAACGGCAGGAAAGGAGGTCAGAGATGAACACAGCGAAGTTAAAAGGCAAGATGAGGGAGAAGGAAATCACCCAGGAAGAGATGGCGAAAAGGCTCGGAATTGCCTTGAGTACAATGAATCGCAAGCTGCAGAGCAGTGAAGATGGCGATAGTTTCACAGTGGGAGAAGCGAACAGGATTTTTCACATCCTGGGGCTGTCCACCGATGAGGCTATGGCTATTTTTTTTGCTGACGCTGTCGCATAAGCGAAAAGGAAGGGAGAACGATGGCATGAACATCTGGAAGGCAGTGAGCATCAGAGCGGTGCGAAAGGATCTATCAATTGCGGACATCGAGAGAAAAGCCAACATCGCTAACGGCACGATCGGAGGATGGCGAAAAGGCCGCCCTTATGCTGACACACTTCGGAAAGTCGCTGATGTGCTCGGATGCACAGTAAACGAGCTGCAGGACGAAGCGGGAAAGGAGGACGCATGAACGAACTGGTCTATATCAAACGCAATGACGCATTCACTGACAGCATGGTTATAGCAGACGCAACCGGGAACCAGCACAGATCTGTTGTGGCACTTATCAAGAAACATCAGGAGAGCTTGGAGCGCTTCGGGCGAATTGAGTTTTGCGATTTGAAATCGAAAAACCCCCAGGGTGGCAGACCCGTCAAGATTTGTCCGCTGAATGAACTGCAGGCCACGCTTCTGATCACATTCCTGGATAACACCGACAAGGTGGTGGACTTCAAGACCGAGCTGGTGCGTCAGTTTTACGCAATGCGCAAGATACTGGCAGAACGACAGACGGCTGTCTGGTTGGAAACACGGCAGCAGGGTGCTCTGATCAGACGCGAAGAGACAGACATCATCAAGAAACTTGTGGAATATGCGAAGGCACAGGGAAGCGGCCATGCTGACATGCTCTACATGACATACACGAAGCTGGCAAACAAGATGGCAGGGATCACCAGCAGGGACACAGCCACCACCATGCAGCTGAATGACTTGTCAACCATGGAGCGACTGATCGCCAAGGTGGTGCTGGATGGCATGGCAGAGGGTAAGCACTACAAGGACATTTACAAGGACAGCAAGAAGAGGCTGGAAACGGTCAAAGGTTGGCTGTGTGTGGCATGACACCACAAAGAACCCCGCAAGGAGGTGACAAGATGCCGCGAGTGCGACTTCAGAAAGCAGAGAACACAGCAAGGGCCTTTTCGGATCGCGTGCGTGGCGAACTGGCAAGGCAGAG